GCTGAAACTTCTGCTAGACGAGTAAAACTTGTAGAAGATAGAGAGAAAGCTTTAACTGACATTCAAATAGCTGCTGCCAAGAAGTCTCAGGAAGTCCAAAATGCTTTAATTAAGCAAACAGTAGATGCTTTAATAATAACAGATGATAAAGAATATAAAAGACTTCTAGCTGCTAGAAAAGCTAATGCAGAAGCTGCTTTTGGTGTTGGCGCACCACAAGCAAGTAGAGATGACAGAGGTTATGTACCTTTTGCTATGGGTACTGTTGGCGGTAACAGAGCTGCTGCACAAGCACCTGCTGATGCTAGAGCGCAAACTTTACAAGAAGCAGAAACTAGAGCTTTCTTAAATAGAAGAGCTAAAGCTAATAAAGAGTGGGCTGATAGTTTTAATACTGTCGTGACACCTGCTGTAAAAACTAATACTGAAGTATTGAAAAAGAATAAAGATGCTGTAGAAGAGACTAGTAAAAGCCATAGAAGTCTAGGCACACATATCCTAGAAGTTATTGGTATCTATAGAATATATAACACTGCTATTAACTTAACTGAACAGGCTTTATTATCTATACCAAAAGCTTTAATCGAATTACAAACTGCTACTGCTTCTTTATCAGCTACTTTTGGCTCTTTTGCAGGAGCTACCAGAGAATTGGCTTTCTTAAATGAAGAGGCTACTAGAACTGGTATTGCTATTACAACTCTTAGAGAGTCTTATGCACAAGCATCAGCTTCCTTTATTATGGCTGGTGAGTCTGCTGAAACCACTAGAAATATCTTTAGAGATATTAATACAGTAGCTACTACCTTGCACTTAAATGCCGATAAAGTATCTAGTGTGTTCTTGGCTTTATCACAGATGTTTAACAAAGGTAAGGTACAAGCAGAGGAGTTAACTAAACAGTTATCACAAACACTTCCAGGTATTACTAACCAGACTGCTAAAGCTTTAGGTTTATCTGCTGCTCAGTTAGGCGAGTCCATGAAAAAAGGACTTATTACTGCCCACGAAGCTGTACAGTTAATGTCAAGACAGATAGCAGAAACATTTGGTGGGGAAGCCTTTAACAGAGCTACTGAAGGTTTGAACTCTTCATTAGGTAGATTATCTACCGCTTGGACTTTATTTGCCGAAAGTATGGGTAAAGTAACAGAATCAACAATGAAAGCATTTGTTGATGGAGCTACTTCTGCTATAAATACTTTAGCAAGTTTTACATCTCAGACTGAGAAAGCTACTACTGCGTTTAATATGTTGTTAGCTGCTCTTTCTGGTGCTGCTATAGCCGCCGCAATTGCTGGTTTAGAAAAATTAACTGCAGCTAGTAAAGCTTTTGCAGCGACCCCAATAGGTAGAATTGCTATTATAGCTGCGACTATTACTTCGGTAGGTGCTGCCTTCTATCTAAGCGGTAAACAAGCTGAGACAGCAGCTGAGTCATTTAGAAAAGCTATAGATGCTGAACGCTTAAGACAAAAAGGTGGTATTGCTCCTTTAGGTGCTATCACAGTACAAAGACCAGAAGACAATCAAGCATATAAAGATGCAGAAGCTAATGTAAAATATGCTCGTAAGCAACTACAATCTGCCTTAAAAGAAGGATTGCCTCAAGCAGAGATAAATAAATATCTGAGTGATATTAAACTAGCAGAGGCAGCAGCAGCTAGAACTTATGGAGAAGCCTTATCACAACCTGCTGAAGAAATTAGAAAAGAAACTACAGATGCTTCTGATGAAATAGCAAGAGCGCAAGAACTTTTTCTAGCGGCTACCGATAAGAAAGTAGAATCTAAGAGAATGGCTTTTTTAAGAACTAATAAAAAAGCTATGGAAACTTTAATGAAAGCTTATGCTGAAGGTAATGCAGAAGCTGGAGAAGCTTTGCAGAAAATGCAACAAGCTTACACGAAAGCTGGTGAAGATATTGGTGGTGGTAAAAAAGCAGATAAAGTAAACAAAGAAAACTATAAAGCTGCTTTAGAAGATGTTAAAAATATAACAGAAAGCATTAAAGGTTCTGTTTCAGAAGCCTTAGGTAATGTAGAAACTTTATACCAAAGTAACTTACTTTCCCTTAAAGACTATTTTTCGCAAAAGAAACAGTTAATACTGACTGATGCCGCTGTAGAACGTCAAGGTATTGAAGCTCGTTTACAGTTAGCTTTTGCTCAAAAAGATAGAGTTGCTATTGAAAAGCTACAAGGCGAGTTGATAAAATCTCGAACAGAAGAAACTAAAAACTCTACTAAAGCTATTCAAGAAGAAACAGCTGCTTTAAAAGCTAGACAAGATATGTTAGCTGGTATTCAGTCCGAGTATGCTAGAACTTTTGGTACTCTAGTTACAGCTACAGAAGCTGCGGATGCTGCTGAGAGAAAATACTTAGCTGCTAACGGTGATAAGATACTACAATTAGAGTTAGAAGTTAAAGCAGGAAATGAAGTAGCAGAGGCTAGACTTAAAGAATTGTATGCTTTAAAGGATAACTTCGTAATCCAAGAGCAGTTAACTGACCTAGAAACAAAACGAAACGAGTTAGTAACAGAATACGAAGCTACATTACAAAGAATCAATAATCAGTTGCAGTCTGGAACGCTATCTCCTTTAGAAGCTGGCTATATGTCAGATGAAGCTAAAGATAGACTTACTACAAACTTAGAAGATTTAAAGGCAAAGCAACAAGAAGTTCTAACTTCTCAAGGAACTGGTATTAAACTATCAGACAGGATTAAAAGGGAAGTAGAGAAGTCTAATAACTATTTAGAAGACTTGAAAGCTACAGGTAGTAGAGTTGGTGAAGGTTTTAAAACAGTATTCTCTAACTCTGTAACAAGTGCCTTTACTTCCTTTGCTATGGGTACTGCGACAGCTAAACAAGCTTTCCAATCTTTTGCAGTAAGTATTGTCCAAGGTATAGCGCAGATTATAGCTCAAGAGATAGCTTTAAAAGCTGTTAAAGGGATTATGAGTATGTTTACTATGTCTTTTGGGGGAGCAACTTCAGTAGCTGCTGGTAATAGCGAAGCTTTTACATCAACTATGAGTTCTTCTAATTTTTGGGGAAGTTCTTTAGGTTCTGCTGGATTACAAGGCAATGCTAAGGGCGGTGTATACTCAGGAGCAGGTATTTCAGCGTACTCAGGCTCAGTAGTAGATAAACCTACAGTATTCCCTTTCGCCAAAGGTACTGGATTGATGGGCGAAGCAGGGCCAGAAGCTATTTTACCTTTGACCAGAAATTCTAAAGGTAAACTCGGTGTAATTGCTGATAGTACTGGACAATCGGGCAGTAATGTGTATAATATAGCAGTTACTGTCCAAAGTTCTAAGGACGAAAAGCCCGCAGATACAGGACAGAAAATTGCAGAAGCTATGATGAGAACTATAGCTAAGCAAGAAATCGGATTAGCAGCTAGACCAGGCAACTCACTTAACAGAACTACTAAATTTGGATAAGACATGACTACAACAGCTTTGCCTTTACCTAATAAAATAGCACTCTCAAGTGATAAGTCTGTTAGTTTCAGAGCCATCTCCTCCCAGTTTGGGGATGGTTATCAACAGATAGCACCTAATGGTATTAATGTTAAAGTAGCTTCATGGACTATTGAATGGGGCGCTTTAACATTAGCTGAAAGAGATACTGTAGAGTCAGTACTAGATTATGTTGGTTCATGGGGAATTCTAACTTGGACTCCTACAAATGAGTCAGTGCAGTTAAAATTCAGAATGACCAACGAAGGCTATACTAGGAATACTCTAAATAAAAATGGTATCTTCAGTATCTCCTGTAAGTTAATGCAAGTTTTTGATATTTAGGAAGTAGATATGGCTTTAGAATACATTGAAATTAAAGATGCAGTTGGTGTTGTTAAGAAGATAGCCGTAGATACTATTTCAGATAGTAGTTTACAGGTTATGAAATTAGCTACTGGAGCTGATGGCTCGGTAGGAGATGTAGTTAGTACTTCTAATCCATTACCTATTGTGAACGTATCTAATTCTACTGCTGGTACATTGACTATAGCATCTGGTGCTAGTGTTTCAGGCTCTTTAGATACTTTAAATACTGATTTACTTGGGTTTATCTCCCCAGCTGCTTGGACTACTGCGGCTCTTACATTGGAAGTTTCAGTAGATAACACTAACTGGTTCGGTATTGTTTATGACTCTTACGGTGTTCAGATTAACTCTTATAGTTCTTTAACAGTAAATGCCGGTTATAATGCCGATTTTATTAACCTATTGCCTTTTAGATATATAAGACTACGCTCAGGAACTACTGCTACCCCAGTTAATCAAGCAGCTGCTAGAACTTTTACAGTTTTATCCAGACCAGTAGCTTAATATGTCTTTATTATTGCTTCTAAATAACCAAGGAGAAGGGACACTATCTGTAAGTCAGACGGTGCTAACTTCTACTGTTCCAGGTTTAGTAGAGCTTTTTGAGATTGATTTAACTTCTACTAATGTTCCGGCTCTAGTTGGTAACGTGTTCAGAGTAGCTACTATGACTGACTCTACTGACCTAGCGAATATAAAAGCTGTTAGTTTTGGCGGGAATGACTACGTTCCGTACCCTATACAGATTTCTGAAGTATCTTTTTCTTCTGATGGTGCGCCTCCAAGACCAAAGTTAGTAATAGCTAATGTTAATAAGTATATTGGTCAGTTAGCTTTTGCCTACGGGGATATTATAGGTGCTACTGTTACTTATATTAGAACATTTACACCTTATTTGAATTCCTCTAGTAAAGTATCTTTACCTCCATTGAAATACTTTATAGCTAAAAAGACTTCTCATAATAGAACTACATTATCCTTTGAGTTAAGGGATTTCAGAGATAAAGAAAGAGCTTTCCTTCCTAAACGGCAGATGTTAAAGAAAGACTTTCCTGGACTTGGGATTAATAAAAATGTCAGATAGAATAGAGTTGACTTTCAAACAGTCTGAGAAGATTAGAGAACATACCTTAAACTGTTATCCGCAGGAAATGTGTGGTTTCCTAACTGAAGATGATTTTATTCCTGTAAAGAATACTGCTGAGGAACCGGAAAAGTCATTTAGAATAGACAGTATAGACTATGCCAGAGGGTTTAGCAAAGCTATAGCGGTCGTTCATTCCCATACTAGAGCTTTAAAGAAACAGGAACTATTTGATTTAAGAACCCCTAGTTATACTGATTATGTTAATCAGAAGAAAACTGGTTTACCTTGGTTAATTGTCGGCTGCGAGAGTTTAACAGTTACAGACCCAATTCAGTTTCCAAGAGTTCCTAGTAATGAGTATATCGGTAGACCTTTTCAATGGTTTATCTATGATTGTTATAACTTAGTTCAGGACTTTTATAGGTTTGAACTTGATATTATTCTGAGAGATTCTCTAGTAGATAAAGATTATCAAGATATTAGGCACATGAATGATATATTTAGTGACTATTTCGAGGATTATGGGTTTAAAGAAATTCCTTTTGAGGAACTTACAGACGGTAATCTAGTTCTGTTAGACCACGGTGGCTTTACTTGTAATCATTTAGGTATCTATTGGAAAGGTCAGATTATTCATCAAGGTATGATTAGTGTATCAGTTCCTTTTGAAACTTTCTTAGGAAGAATAAATAAGGTATTAAAATATGTCGGCTAAACTAAATGTTGTTATTCTTTCAGGTGAAAATCCTGAGGTATTTGAATTGTTTGCT